GATTGGGAAGAAACTCACTATGGCACAGCTCACGAAGAAGAAAAAGAAGCAGTAGCGGAGACAGCGAGAGAAACTGAAACTCCAGCAGACGAGTCGATCACTCCAGAATCTACAGGCGAGGCTGCGACTCCAAGAAGAGCTTCAAGACCAAGAGCTCCAAGAACAACAGTATATAATGGTTATAAAATAGAGAAAGAGGGACGAAAGTTTTTCATTACAGCTCCAGAAGGGTTTAGATTACCTCATGGATACGATAGCATTGAAGATGCAAAAGAATTCGTAGACAATACATGGGCTCGACCGAGAAGGTCAGCCTCGGATGTAACAAGAGAAGAAGCAGATGGGGTTGAAGCCAGAAATAAAGCAAAAGAATTAAAAAATCTTGAAGCAAAGTTGAGAGATCAGTTTGGTATTTCTTTTGACGAACCGATCTCGGAGGCAACTCCCGAAGCCGAGACAGCCCCAGAAGCTCCAGTTGCGACATCGCAACCAGAAGTTCCTGCTCCAAGAGCAAGAAGGCCAAGAGCTCCAAGAAGAACTCCAGAACAAATTGCAGAACAAGCAAGAGCTTTGGCCGAAGAATCAGGCCCAGATGCTCCAATGGCATCAGAGGTTCACGCCGCAGACCCAGTTCTGGCAACAGACGATGAACCAATTAGAAGAATGATCGAAGCTCAACAAAGAGGAGAAAATCCTTATTTGATGAGAGCTAAAGAGATATTTGAAAGAACTCAGGCTCACATGGAACCAAAGATGAGATCATCTTTGCTTAAGTTTTTTAGTGTTGCAGAAGATCACGCTGGAGCTGGAATAAATGCTCATAAAGGTTCTTATGATGTGAGAAGAAACGCTACTGATTATACTTTTGCTCAATTGAAAGCAAAAATGGGAACATATCATGGTGTCTTCATGGATATGGAAGAGATTATAGACAATGAGCCATTAAATCCAGAAGTGGAAAGAATGAAGCGTGGTTATGCTAGAAAACAATTCGAAAGAATGAAAAACTATGTAAAACCATCTTGGCATCAGGCCAATCCAGATGCTCCACCTCCATACCCTACATTTGGAGACCTTCAATCGTGGCAAGAGTTTGGTTCTCGTCCATCATGGGTTTCACCTAGAGCTCAACTTGCAATACCTAGAGAAGTTTTTGATGCAGCTCCAATGATTGATGGAAAGGTTCAACTTCCTCCTAAATGGATGCCTATTCATCTTATGCCTATGTGGAACTTTGCAGTTAAATCTACAGGAAGAGCAGATTATTCATCTACTCCAAGAGAAGGAGAGGTGACAGGCAGGGGTGTAAATCTTCCTGCACAAGGAGACCTGAACTCCCATATTCTAAATGCAATGAGAAAATATATTCAAGGTAGAGGTGGGGTAGAGCAGTTGATTGATATTCCTAACTCTAAAATGACCAACAATCTTTCTCATGAAGAAATCTTTAAAGCTATGAAATTCGACCCACACAATCTGTCGGATTCGGCTTTAAGAAAAATAATGAAACATAAAATCATCGACCCTATTGCCATAGCACCTTATATTAAGAAAGAATTAGAAGGTAATAAAATTAAAAAATCTTTCCAGTTGGTTATTGACCCAAATATTTCATTGAAAAGTGAAACTTTGGTTAAATCCGAAAAGGGTGAGGATTTGGTTAAATCAAATCTGATTAAAGAGATAATGGCAAAGAAGAAAGCTATTAAGGCTATTAGGATTCGTGGATGAAATATGATTTAGATTGCCCGAAGTGTGACGGCTCGATTATTAAGTCTTATGGAGAAGAAACTAAGTTTAGGTCTAAGCTTGTTGTTTGGAATCCAAGAGGGATGTTTGCAGTTTGCAAGTCGTGTAATCATGAAGTCGAGATTGACCCAGAACTTTTGAAGTCTATTAAATCTTCATTCGTCTACGAAGTTAATCCTGATAAAAATAGTAAAGCATAAAGCTGTTGCATTAGTGTAATTCATGTGTGACAATTTTCTGATACCGACAATAGACTCAAGTTTGATGGAGTGTTTGGTTTAGTAGTCATCTGACTACAAAATTAAAATGTAACCAGATGGTTACAAAACTCTATTTGGGATGAGTATGTTGAAGGATAAAAACTTTTTCATTAGCGAAGATGAATTCAGAGTGTGGCTTCCAGAAGTCGCATTTATCGAAAAATCAGACAACGAAGATAAGCACAATTCAAGAAAATTAAAAGGCATCATGACGACTCAAAGAAAAGATCGTCAAGGTGAAATTTTAGTTTCAAAAGGTTTAGACTTCTCAGAATTCTTATCTCATGGTCATTTTAATGACAATCATTCTCAAGACACATCAGCAATCGTTGGTTATCCAGAAAAAGTTGAATATCACAACAGCCTAAAGGACTTCGGAATAGATGCACCGGGCTGGACTTGTGAGGGCTATGTTCTAAAAGGAACTAAGCGTTCAGATGCAATTTGGGAACTAGCAAAAGCTCTTCAAAATGTACCTAACAGAAAATTAGGTTTTTCTGTAGAAGGGAAAGTTGAAAGACGAGCAGACAAAACAATCGAAAAAGCAAAAATTCGTCATGTAGCAATTACTAACTGTCCAGTTAATACAGATTGCACATGGGAAGTATTAGAAAAATCTTTTCATGAACCAGAAATGGCCATCAAATCTATGATGGCAGGATATGGTGTATCTCCTGCTACTCAAACAGGAGGGGGAGCTATGCGTTCTGAGTCTTTAGATTCAGATGCTAAAAAAGTTGGCTCTATGGAAAAGAAGAAAAAGAAAAAGGTTGAAGCCTTGATGAGAGCAATTCAGATGGATGACATGATGAAGGCTATGGATTTAGTTTTGGAGAAGCGTCCTGACTTTGATGAGGATACGGCAGCATTGTTTGTATATGAACTTTTTATTAACAAAATGGGAGGAAAGAATGGCTAGTGAAACATTAGGAAGACTCTCAGAAGCAGAAATGGAAAAGGTTTTATTTGACGCTCCAGAAGCGACAGTAAAAGCTATTCTTACAAAGCAGGACGAGATTATTGTAAAGCTTAATCTAATCCTAGCGGCGGTTGAAACTGCGACTGATGGCAATTCATTATTCACAGCTCTTGATGTTGCAAGCATCAAAGCTGAAATTTCTAAGATTAAATTATTTTTGTAGGAGTAGAGCATGAAAGTAAAAGCTGAAGATGTGCTAAAAGCTCTTGATTCTCTACAAGCTGGGTTTGATGACGAAGTGGTAAAAGCTTCTGAACAAGACTTAGATCAACCAGAAGGTGCTGATCTTGGTAATCCTGCAAAAGAGAAGATGAGTGATTCGGCAAAATCTAAAAAAGTAAAAAAGGCTGAAAAGAAAGAAGAGTCTGATGAAGATGAAGACATGATGGACGAAGGTGAAGACCTAGAAATGTCTAAAAAGTCGGAAGTGGAATCAGAAGAAGAGGAAGAGCACGAGGGCGAAGCTCACGAAGCTAAAGAATCTGCTAAAGAAGAAAAAGAAGAACACATGAAGATGAAGATGAAGGCTAAGAAATCTTTCGCAAATGAACTTCCAGAAGAAGTTCAAACTAAGATCGAAGTTTCTGAATTTTTAAAATCATTAGTAGACCATAATGTTGATGGTCTTAAGAAATTGGCTGACTATGTTGCAAAATCAGATGCAGCTCAAGAATCTCGTTTCGAGGAACTTGCAGGAGTTGTTGAAGGATTAGCAAAGTCACAAGCAAAAATTGGTATTGTTTTAAAAGCTATGTGCGAAAAATTAAACATTATCGAAAATGCTCCAGCTAATACAACTAAATCCGATATGGTTGCAAAGTCTCAGAAGGCTGAGAGAACTTTTAATTCAGGATTAGAAGAAGAAAAAGGTGAAGAACCAATGTTCAAATCAATTTCTACTGACCCTGTTTTAGCAAAATCTCAAATCTCTAACGCTCTATGCGATCTAGTGATGAAAGGTGAAGCGACTGATATGGATGTTATTAACTTTGAGAGTGCGGGTTTTATTAGTCCCGAACTCGTAAATAAACTCAAAGGCAAACTTTAATAGGAGGAAACTATGGAACCTACAATTGACCCAAAACAATTCGAAGGTCATGGTGACGGATTCGGGACTTCAAGCTCTCAAACTGTTGCTGACCTAAACAAAGCTCTAACAGCAGGTTACGCTGTTGACCCATCAACACAAGGAAACGGTGGAGCACTAAGAGTTGAGTCTCTTGACTCTACTTTAAAAATCGTTTCTTTCTTAGAGAAAAACATTGTTCTTTACAATGATATCCCTAAGTCAAAAGCTTACAACACTGTAGAAGAGTACAATGTACTTTCTAAATACGGTGGAAAAGGTGGATTCTTTATTGAGGAAGGTGGACTACCTCGTACAGAAGATTCTGCTTACCAAAGAAAGGCTGCTTTTGTTAAGTTCATGGGGACTACAAGAGAAATTTCTCACCCAATGCTTTTAGTTCGCCCAGCACACGGAAATGTTGTTGCTCTTGAAACTAAAAACGGTGCGAAGTGGATGCTTCAAAGAATGGAAGAGTCCCTTTTCCACGGCGATAGCTCAATCATTTCTCAATCTTTTGACGGTTTGAAAAAACAACTTTTAACTGGATATGCTGATGCTTCTCTTGCAGGTGACGGTTTAGTTACTCCTGCATCAGAACATGTTATCGACCTTCGTGGTGACTTTATGTCAGAAGCAGTTTTTGAAGAAGCTTCAAGAATTCTTTTAGATAACTATATGTATCCTACTCACTGTTATTTACCAAACTCTGCATTAACTGACTTCTCTAAAGTATTCTACTCAAAAGGTCGTTATGCTATTCCTGTTGGAAATGAAGCTACTGTTGGTTTCGTTGCTGACAAAGTAAGAGTTAATGGTGGATTAGTTCAACTTAAGCCAGATGTATTCTTAAGAATTGACCAAGTAGCTCCTGCATCTGCTGACAACGCTTTAGCTCCAACTGCTCCTGCGTCTGTTACAGTAACAGTTCAAGCTATCTCAACTTCTCGTGGATTCAAGGCTGCTGAATTCTCTACTTACGCTTACGAAGTTACTGCTATCTCTAAATCAGGTGAATCACAAGCTACAGTTGGTGACGCATCTGCTGTAGTAGTATCTGGTTCAGAAGAAGTAAAAATCGTAATCGCTCGTGGAGCTGTTTCTGGTAACGATTTAACTGCTGGTTACAGAATCTATAGAACAAGAAAAGAAGATGGAGCTACTGGTAAGAAGTACCTTATTAAGGAAATCGCTTCTTCTGGAGCTTCTACAATCGCTCTTGATGGTAACGAAGATTTACCGGGGGCAGGAATGGCTTTCATCGGTCAGATGGACGAGTCAGTTTTAACATTAAGAGAACTTTCTCCAATGTTAAAATTCCCTCTAGCTACTGTTGCTTCTTCAATTCGTTGGATGCAGTTGTACTACAACACTCCAATCGTTTTCCGTCCTCGTGGATGGGTAATTGTTAAGAACATCGGTCGTCTTAAAATGCCTCTTCTTGGATAATTTTTAAATGGGAGAGAGGAGAAATCCTCTCTCTTTTTAGTTTGTAGGAGTATGAAATGAAATTAGTTTGTAAAAAGTTTGTTGGCCACAAATTTGCCCTACCAAAAGGTAGAGTTGAAGTTGATGCTGATGGGATGATTGAAGTTCCAGAAGAGGCCGTTTCTGTTTTTAAAGATATGGGTTTTGAAGAGCTACCTAAGAAAGAAAATCCAAAGAAAGAAGAAAAAAAGGTAGAACAAAAAGTAGAAGTTAAAGAAGAGAAAAAAGAAGAACTTAAATTTTCTCGTAATAAATAATAAGAGGGTTGTATGGTTAAAGAATTTAGAAGTAGCCAAGGGATGCCAGATGTTGAAGAGCATTCTCATCTAGGTAAAGCTAAAAGAGTAATCGAAGGTGCAATTCCTTTTAAAATAAATGAGGATGGAAGAAATATTCCACCGATCAATCAAGCTTACAATGCTGTGAGCGTATCTGTGGAATTGGAAGCTGATAAGCTTTATAGAGTTATCTCTACAACCGATTGCTATATCGCAATTTCAAATGACCCTTCATTGGCTGCTGTGTCGTTATCAGATTTTTTCCTTCCTGCTAAAACAGCTATCGTTGTTTCTACAGTTGGAAATGGTGTTACACGATTAGCCGTTGTTAGAGATGGTTCAAATGGAAGCTTACAGATCATGGAGATCGGATAAGTGTGGTTTACTGTTAATTACTTGCTTGCCACTTATCTCCAGACTAGAGAAGGTGGCAATCATAAAATTGAGAAAGTTGAGAAAGTGAAACCGGGCAAAGCCAAGTTCTTTTTCAATATAACATCAGAAGAAGCTGAGAAAGCACAGCTTAAGTTTCATTCCAGTGTATGCTCTGAGTTTGAAGCTATTAGGAAATCAACTATAGACTTAGCATATTAGGAGGAAAAATGATCGAACTTATCAGTGTAGAGTCATCTCCTATCGAAACCCTTTCAACAAACGAAGATCAAATAGAAACATTATCTGTAGATCAATCTCCGATTGAGCTAATTGAGGTATAATATGAGTTGTTTTGCACCATTTTTTAAATTTTATGCAGGAGAGGATAAAGACCTTTCTATGACTTTAAATGTTCATAATGAATTGAGCGACTGTAAAGAGCCGTTTGATTTAACAGGTGCTACTGCAATTGAAGTAGAGGTTCCTGCTTCTCCTAGTAATCTAGTTTTCAATCTTCCAGATGTTGTTATCGTTAGCCCTATTAAAGCTGAAATTAAAGT